ATCTCCCACATCATACAGTCAGCCCACTTCGTAGCACTGTCAAGAACATAGGTTCCGATGTGATCGAACAAGCCTTCCTTCTTACGCTGTTCCATTTCTTTCTCCCACTCATTAAATGCGAACGGGTCTTTCCATGAATCAGCCTCCCACTTATTCTCCACGATAATATCACCATTCTTGATACCATCTTGGAGTGCTAACGTCTTGGTTCCACCTGGGTCAAACGAGTCAATGAAGACTGGAGTAGGACATGTGCTAGCTAGCTGTGTCTTACCCGTACCGAAGTCTCCATAGACAAGGAAGTTAGAATACTTACTACTACTTTCCGCATAACGGTTGCGTGTTGCCTCCGCTCTTTCTTTGATGCGAAGGAACTTATCGCTACTTGATTCAGTCATCTTATTTCTCCTCTGTAGGCCAGTGATAATCTACACGAGGACTTTCTTTCCATCCGTATTGATTGTAATGATCCGGTTCTTTCCACAGCAACGCAGCTCTATGGGAGGCATGCACACGGTTATCGCCCCACCATTTAGGCATTTCTATGTTCTCAAGTATGGGAGCAAACTTTTCCATAGTGTTGTTGAACCCACGACTAATCCATTCTGCTATACATATGTCGTGATACCACTTGAGTGCAGGAATGTATCCGTCCCACATCTTGGTAGCTGGATGATTCTTCCATCCATAGTTATCTAGGGTAAGTGCTTTGATAATCTGGGACGCTTCTACACGTTGCTTGCCGAGTCTCTTATAATCAAGACACTCAACAGATAAGTGAACATCGTCAAATGGAACAAAGGTCTGCATAAGCTCTCCTTAGTAAATAGAAAATAGAATAGAATGTTATTTAATATACATATAATATAATGTATTTTTGGAACTTGTCAAGTAAAATCGACATCACTCATTACGATTTATACTAGCTCTCCGTATTCTTCTTTAGCTATAAGTGTTTCTTCTTCCCAGTCTTCTAATATTCTTACTATAACTCTTCTCGCGGCAAGCAGTTGTGTCTTCTCGCTTTCGGATAGTGCATGATGCAAGTCACCTTGTATGCTAACACCCGTGCCAAGCATGAAAGCAAACTGTCCTTTAGCTCTGTTCCGTCTTTGAGTCCATACCTTCTTAGACATCTTCCCTTCATAATAGTCACGCTCTTTTGTTTTAGCTTTCTTCTTTCTCTTACTCATAACTCCACGACCTCCCGTATAGTATCAGCTTTACGTGGGTCCCAGTGGTCTACTTCCATACCTACAGGGGGCTCTCCGCAATGTTGTAAAGGGTTATTCCAAACAGAACAGTAATCAAGGAATGGACATTGGCCGTAGTCTGAACAAGACTCCGTGTTGCGTGGGAAAGCTTTAAGGATGGACTCATCTTCAGTTGCTTCTGATAATCTATTGTAGTCATTCTGTATACGGTCATAGATTTCTTCTGTCTCAGTTAACCAAGCCTCCATTGCGGAAAGTGTTCTACGACACGGCACACGCCTGAACTCTGTGTCACGAGCGCCCGCGTATAACTCACCATCCTTCTTACGCTTAGGCTCGTTGGCAAAGAAAGTACCGTTGATTATAACTCCGTATACTTCATTCTCTGGGTACATACAATAGAGAACATGGCTATACACACCGATCTGCATCTTCTGTCTCCACTGAGCTCCCCATGAATTGCTGAAGCGACTGCCAGTCTTATGCTCAAGGCTGAAGATTCCACGATGGTCTTTACATATAGCGTCAGTTTTAAAGTGCAGTAACTTTCCAGGCCCAATGGCCACGCTACCCGCTACCTCTATATGCTCTACTGTAAAGTCATCTTCTTGGTAAGTTTTGCAATACATAGGAAGTGATCGGAATACATTTGCAGGAGTCTTAGGAGCATTCCCATTATCCCACTCAGGCGGAAAGAACTCACGTATATAGTTCTCAGCAATTTTGTAACCTTCAGCACAAGACTCAGCTGTGTAGCCCTTGTCAAGAAGAACTTCCATTGCCATGTGCCACGCACTGCCGAATACTAAATGATTACTTGGTATCTCTGATTTCCAACCCAATACATAATTGTAAAAGAACTTACGAGGGCAACGCATATAGGTCTGGATTTTAGTGGCATCCAGTACTTGCCAAGTTTCATGTTCTTGCATCTTATTTAGTCCTTTTTAAATGAAAGTCTACGTTGAACGTAACGCTGTTTACCGTTGTCTTCGCCTCTCCATATTAATAGGTTAAGTCTGCTATGTTTAGCAGAGAAGATGGAGCAAGCTACAGCACTCATAATACCAGGCCCGCTATGAAGTATAAAGTCTTCGGGGGAAGAGTCACATAGTTTAGGCTCGAACTCACGATACATACCAGTTACATTGTATCTATCATAGAGTCCTTTTGTTAGATACACTAACTTGCCGAAGGGTTCAGCAGAACTGAAGTCGTGACCACTATCATTCACAATAAAAACGGTTTTATAACTCATCTTATTATATCTGTTAAGAGTAAAAAAATAGGGTGAGAGGGCCATTGGGTACCCTCCCACCCGTTACGCATAGGGAACTAGAACTATGCGTTAAGACGCTTGTCAAGTTCTGCAAGAATTTCTTCTTGTGACAACTGTCCCGAGTTGATCTTCGCGGCTAGCACGCTAAACGGATCTTTCTTAGAACCGCCACCACGTCTTACGACACCTGGGGTATAAGTTTCGCCAGCCTTTACTGCTTCCTCAGTGGACTTGTCATCTTTGTCAAGAACTGAACGAGCAGCGCCTTGGGCTCGGATAGTAGCCTGAGCTGTGAACACACTATGAACAACTTCTGCTCCAAACAACTGAACGCTTTCTTCAACGGTGCTACCGAAGTCACGCTCGAATGATACTTCACGTCCCGTCTTTGGGGACTTAACGGTGATGGTTGCATTAGCCATCTTATATCTCCTTGTAATAAGGTTAAGTGAATACATCTAAATGATAATACAAATATAACATTAATCTACAACTTGTCAAGAGAAATCTTTCTCACTTGCGATCTTTTTTTACGAGCTTCATTATCCACCCACATACAGCGCTGATAGAATAGAGAACGAAGAACCCGAAGAACAATAACTCATACCACATCTGTGTCAAGCTCCCCTCTTTTTAATTTAATTATCTCCTCTCGGTTTAATTGTATAAGTTCATGTAATATCTGCACACGGTTGTGCAAGTTTTCTATGACTTCTATCAAATCTTCTGGTGATACACCGTTGTCTTGGTCGTTAATTATCCTCACGAGTTTGATCCTCCTCTAACGGTTTAAAGTTTGGTAGCATTTGACTTACTGTATCTATTCCCTGCAACTCTTCATCGCTCCTTTCTAAGAGTATATCAAACCTTGAGTCATAAGATTTCATTTCTTTGAGCATACGCTTAATTGAATTTAACCTCCTTGCAAGATTACTAAGTCGTAGTGATGGGTTAACCTTTAGTATAGCCTGAATGCGACTAGCATCCGCACCTTTCATCATGTTATTTTCTGTAGCCACATCTAAAATATTAGCAAGAACCTTCAGTGCCTCAGGGCTTACAGATTGCGGAGCGGTTTGGTTCTCATCTTTAAGGCTCTCGGCTATATCTTCGGCTGTCTCGGTCATAATCAAGCTCCATATTTTTTCTTGAGACTATCTATGTTTGATGTTAGGTTGTTTAAGTCCCACTCAAGTTGTATTACTTCATCCGTAAGGTGTTTGTTCTCATCTGTCAGTTCTTTTATCAACGCTTCAAAGGTCAACATACTTTGTATTAGCTTACGGGGTAAATCAGCCTCGTTATAATTTGAGGCCATAGACAACTTAGATATGAAATCATCTATGGCTTTCTCAACAGTAAAGAACGGGCCATGTTTCATGTCTTCAAACCAATAAGAGAATACATAACCCTTATTATTAATGGTCTCATCGTTAGGATCTTTATTCCACGGTTCTCTAAATACCATCGGTCATTCCTTTCTTTATTAAACTTACGTATTGTTTTGTGACTCCTACATACTGGGCTATTTCTCTCTGTTTAAGAAGGCCTTCACGCAAATGAGTCTCTACTATTCTACGTATAGAACTCTGCACGGAGGTGGAACGTGGGCCTTTAATAGCGCCCAGTTCCTTGCATTTATTACTTACGTGACCTATAGATAGATTTAGTATACTTCCTATCTCCTTATAGGTCATGCCTGTAGAGCGTAACCATACAATACGCTCATCGGTCTTGCCACATCTTAGTAGCTTCATTAATCAAGGTCTCCTTTTATGAATATGACCACATCGCCTCTTAACTTCTGATGTATGGGATCAATGGTTACATGGTCACGCACATGATGGTTCTCTGGTAAATTCTTTAAACGCCCCTCATCGTCTACATACAAAGTTCTGTCTGTGGAATTAGGGTTTAATGATTGTTCAGGAGCTTTGTAATGTGACCATGCGATTAGCCGTTCTACATATACGTCACCAAGCATGTGTTGTATGTCACCTAATTGCGGAGGAGCCCCAGCAGGATATATAAAGTCCCTATACGTATGCTTTACTGGGTGCCAACGCCATTCATGGTAGACCAAACGCACATGAATGTAGCCATCCTTGAACAAGTCATCCATCTTTTTCTCTTGGTTCCACATCATATCTTCTGGACACCCCTGCCATCGAGGAGTCGTCCAGTAAGGGGTGCCGGCCACCGCAGGGCAACCTAAGGTTCTGCCGACATCCCACTCACTGACGAATTTCATAGCCTATCCTTCGTTAAGGGTTTTCCTGCAATCTTCAGCGTCTGATTTAAGAAATTGTAAATGCCTTATTGTATTACAAATGAACTCGTTAAAGCAAATGATCCGCGCTCGCACAAGAGCATCAAGGTCCGTGTCAAGATAGGCCTCCATCATCTCCTCTTTCAATAGCCAATCTTCTATAACGTCCACTGCTTTATCACAGAACTCGGGTATCTGGGCGAGGAATTGGTCAGAATATACTATCTTGACCGCATCTTCCATATCTTGCTTATGGCCTCCTATAAACACACGCGAG